TCTAAAGCTGAATCTACATAATCTAAAATATTCATGAATCTATATTCCTTTGAAATTGTTATATATTAAAAACGCAGGGATTTCACCTGAACTTATACTATTATCCCTTTTCACCCAATAAATCAAGAGGTGGCATGATAACCTTAACATCAATTTGGCCTTCGTCTTTACTTAGATTAGCTGCCTTATAGGCTGCTTCATCTTTGTAAATTTCCCCTGTTTTAGCATTTTTGTATGTTGTAATAATTTCTGTTGGTTCAATTAATGGCACATCTTTGCCATCTACTTTAACGGTTTTCATCTAAGTCCTATCTTGTTGTAATACACTTATTGTAACTATAGGGCTTACTACATCAGAAAGCATTTGAATCTTATCTCCTTCTTCTAATACTAATACAGTTGAATCATCCCCCTTTAAAAACTCATGTTTAATAGTGGTTGCTAACGAGTGTTTATCATAAATAAACGCTGTGCTTGATCCACTATCAAAAATAGATAAAGTTAAAGCAGATGTGCCTGCATTAGCATTATAAACAGAAATAGATTTAATAATACCTACAGTAGCAGCTGGTACTGTATAACAGTCAGCTGTAGTAGCAGCAGCCAAAGTAGTAATATGAAGTTTATATGCATTAGCCATTATAGTCTTTTTATAATTTTAACTTAACTTAGAAACAATGTAAAGGCTTCTTGTTCATCCTTTAATTGTTGTTGATATGTAGTATTCATTTTTTGTACAATAGATATTACATTATTAGCCAAGTTTTGAACATTTTGTTGGTCAAATTCTGGTCCTTCTATTGTTGATATTACTTCGGATATTTTAGCCATTATCTTCTTCCTCCTGCGTGTATGTCTAGTCTAAAAGTTCCTAGTCGCCAGTTTTCTCCTGTACCTGTATTAGATACTTTAAAAGCTATTTGACGAGCTCTTATCCTAGTGTTTAATTGTGTCGTGCTTGTTGTTGTCGTAAAAGTATTTGTAACCGTATTACTATTGGGAAAAGCTTTTGTATTTAGTGATACTTGTGCATTTCCTGTTTGTGCACCAAAGTCAGGTAGAAATCTACTAATACGCATTATGTATTCCCCTTCTCCACTTAAGTCTCCTTCTTGAGCACCTATATCATAATCACCTGATTCTATGTTAGCTAGAATAGCATTAGTAGTACCATTAGCAAAAACTTCATCAGTCCCTACTTCATGTTGCCAAAAATAACTAGCACCATTTGTAACTGCATTTACATTTGGTTCAGTAGGTGCAACATTTGTTACATATTGTGTAGCATAAGGTTTTCCATAAACTCCTTCAGGAGTCCAAGTAGTTCTAGCAAGTGAACTAGTAGTCCATATAGGATCTGCGTCACTAGACTCTATATAGTTGTAACTAACTGATCGATTAACTTCATCTGATCCTTGACTACAATAAAACCAAGTTACTTCACCAAATAAATTATTTACTGCTCCGTGAATTTGTTGATTAGCATTAACATTAATATCTTCAAATACATAGTCTTCAACAAGGCAAGGCATACTGTAAACTCTGCCTCCTGTATATTTAAAGAAACCATTTGGTCCCATCCAATAAGCAACACCATCAATTTCTACTGGTGCATGTTGACTAGATATTCCACAATTTGTTCCAACTTGTTCAAAACCAAAAGTAAATGGTTGACCAACAAATTTCATTGTATACATCGCTGTATCTGACCAAACATATAAAGCTGTTTTACCAGCAATAACAGACATTAATTTAGATCCATCAGGTAATCTTTGAGATCCCGCTGTGTTAGTTGCACTAGGTGTATATGCTCCTGTGCCATCAATATTTTCTTGATCAGAAAATCTTACAAACATATCATCTTGAGTAGTTGAATCACCTATTGTAGTTTCAGTTCCAATAAATACTAAATGTCTATCCGGAGTAGAAACCGCCATATCTCTTGAAGCAGTTGGTGCATTAGATAATACAGTAGCTCTAGTTGTTAAAGCATTAGTAACAGTTGGATCCCATTTAAAAACTTTTTTGTTATGAACTAAAGCTAATAAATTTTGTCCATAGTTTACTAATCTCCATTGGCCAGGTTCAATTACAACTTGAGCTGAAGAACTTGCACTTCCCCATCCTACATAACTACTAGCATCATAAACTGTAGCTCCATTAAGATGAGAAGCCCTTGTGCTTCCACTATAGGCTCTTGTAATTCCTGTTACTTTATTTCCTGTAATTCCTGTGTATCCAATTAGTTCATTGTCAACTTGAATAACTTCTGTTGATGAAGAAGGAACCGTAAATCCTGTAGTTGATGTTAAAGTAATTTCTGTAGCTGAACCATTATTACCTTGTGCATCATCTGCTAAGGCTCCGTTTAAAGTTGTAAAAGTAGGGGGAATAACTCTGCCACCAAACGTATTTGTTCCCCAGCCAAAACCATAACCTTGAGTAACTGGTCCTATTTGATAATAAGGATCTACAGTTGTTGTTGCAATAGCACCTCCAGTTCCTGTTTCAGTGTTTCCTGTTAGAGTAGTCATTTTAACAGTTAGGGTAGTAGTTGATGGAGTACTCAATACTTCAAATAATTTTCCATCAAAATTAGCTGTAGTAAAACTTGTGCTTACTCCAGTCATAACTGTAGAACTATCTCTAAACTCCATGATATCTCCTACTTCTAAATTATGGGCTGTAGGAAAAGTTAATGTTAAAATATCTGATCCGTTACTACTACCAATAGCAACATTAGTTTGAGATTTTGTAGTGTCTATTGGTGTAATATCATAAACAGCACCTTCAAAATAAACATATAAAACTTTATTTGTTCCAATAGCTACATATTTATTACCAGTATTATCTACCCATGCGTGTTGATCTCTACCAGCACCTACTAAATTACTTGAAGTAAGTTGCTGCCAACCTCCAATTTTTTCAGGATAACTATATCTAAATCTCATATAGTCTCCATTAACCCAACGGCTTTCAGCTCCTGTATCTGAAGATTGCTTATCTAAACCTGGTTTAAGTGTAATTTTTCGTAACATATATACATATACTCCAAGTTATAAAATATACTAGATTAAGGGATATATCAATATGATTTAAAGCAGAGGGAATCAGTGGTGGATCATCCCCCTGCAAGCCTAATGTATAGACTAATTGTAAAGTTTTGTCAATCGATAGTATAGATCAAGACTTTTCTAATCCCTTTTGTAGGAAAAAAATGATAATGTAATCTTTTATCTGTGATTAAAATTTTATACGCTTCTGGACTAATTCGTTTTAATTCTTTAGTTCCTTTTTTATTTAACAAAACAGTATCTCCATCTGCATCATTTAAATATATTAAAATTTGTTTATAATTAAAAAAATGATCGTCGTGTGTTTCACATCTATTTAAACCACCATTATAAAAACTTATATTAATCGCACATCTAAATATTTTAGTATATTTTATATTAAGTTTAGATGTTATTTCAGATAATAATAAACGTAAAGCTGGTGTTAAAGCACTGTTATCTAAGTCTGGGTTTTGTCTACGTATTGCGTTATGAATAAAATAAGATGTATTATCAGGTCGGTTAAATAAATAAAAAGGATGTTGTTGATTTTTAAAAATATTATCTAAAAAATTTTTTTGTTTTTTATTTAAAACGTTTTTATATGTTTTCACTTTTTAGATAATTTAGCGCCTTTAAACCAAGAAGGTAAACCTAGTAAAGGTCTTTTATCTAAATAATTTTCTTTAGCTGTTTTAGATTTTGTTCTATTGTAATGTAAAAAAACTTGTCCACAATCTTTACCATTGAATTCTTCTCGCCAATGTTCAAGATCACAACCAGAATAAATTAACATGTCACCTGGTTTAAGATCAACTTTAATACCTGCTTGACCTTTTTTACCTGTTGGGTCTAAATATATTGGCCAAGGATCACCACCTAAATTTAATGTAGTAGATATTTCACAAGAGTATCTATCTTTGTGTCTAGCTAATATATCACCTTTTTTATAAATTCTTGCATAGGAATATGTAGGACTTAATTTAAGGCCAGTGTGTTTTTCCATTACTGGTTTTACTTCTTCTAATAAAGTTTCCATTGCTATGTCACCATAGTGTGAATAAGTATTAGGAACTTGTTCGTCATTCCATACACCAAAATATTCTGTAAACGGTGAAATGTATTTTGAATCAAATAAAAATCTTGCAACATTTCTTTTATTTAAAAAATATTTATAAACAAACTCTGATAACTCAGGTGAAATAGCTTTTTTTAAAACAGTATATTTATTTTTCTTAAACGACATTTAACACTCCTTTTGGTATTGCTTGACAGTTCCAATGTATAAACCTAAATGGTTCATAACCCATATCAACAGTGTATTGATGAGGCATATATGATGGAAAAAATATTATTCTACCTGGTTTAACTCTATAATTAATTTGTGATGATGCATATGTAATTTTTGATTTATCTTTTTCCGGTAAAAGATTCATAACATTTCCTGCTCTAGGATCTTCAAACAATGGTAGAGATGTATACTCACTAGCTTTTAAAAAATAAAAACCAGATATATGACCATTCCAATGTGTATGTAAAGTATGATGTCCCGCACCTTTTTTAGCAAACTCTTGTACCCACATTTCTGTAGTAAACACTTGATAATTAGTTAAATCAAATCCCATTTCAATTAATAAATTTTGTGCTGTTGCTCCTACATAATTTTGTAGTTCTGCAAAATTAGGATCATTAATTAAAGTTGTTGAATGAAATACATGACCCATATCACCTTTGTCACCAAATTTTTTATTACGTTTATCAATAGCTGGTTTCAGTTCTTTTTGAGATGCTGCAATATATTTATCTGATGCTTTGTTTAAACTATTTACAAACTTAGGTTCATCTGCAAACCATATTGGACATTTAAAATATTCTTCTAATTGTAATTGTTTAGGATAACCTACAACTTCTTTATTTATTTTTTGTTTTTTAGCTTTAGCTTTTTTCTTTTTCATATAATTAACTTGTTGCTATGTTAAGAACAATCCTTCTTTTAGTATCTGTTTGAACATAACCATTATGTTTTAAACTGTTTTTAAAATTTAAACCTTGGTTTTGTTTAGATTTATATTCTTTATTATTAACTATTGTACCACCATTACATGTAGTAAAATTTAAAACGGTTATATCAACAGTATCCATAACTATACCTTTCTCGTCCTTTATATCATAGTGTTCTGCATGGTCAATTCTTTTTCCTTGATTAGTATATAAATTTAATTTCATTCTTCTTAATTTAGTTATTTTTACATGTTTATCTAAAAAATATAGAATAGGTTCAAAAGTATCAAAATGTGGAGAACTTCTTCCTATTTCAAAATCCCATAACATATGAGTAAACATAAAATTATTATCGTTTTCTCCTGTATGTTCAGTCCAAAACCAATTAAATTTATCATTAAATATATTATTTAATTTTTTAAAAAATAAATTAGGTAAAAAATTATCTATTATTTGTATGGCCATCCTAGATTCCATATAACCAAACTGTTTCTTTCTCCTTTTTTAACTGGACATACTCTGTGCCAAACAAAACCAGGAAATACAACTAAAGATCCTTTAGGTAATATTTCTTTACATTTATGTATGTTAGGTTTTTTATCAGGGTCTAAGTTTCTAAAATCAAATTCTAATTCACCACCTTTATAATCTTTTGGATCTGATAATGTAACTGTTACAGATAGTTTTCTAATTTTACCATGCGATGGATCACCTTGTTGCCGTTGATAAGGTTTATCCCAACCATCACAATGCCAATCATAATATTGACCTTTACTATATTTAGTAAATTGACAAGACTCTGAATAATCCCATTGAAAATTCCAACCTGCATTTGCGTTTGCATTATGTATGTATGGCTGTATTTCTTTGTATATCCATCTGTCATTCATCCATACAATATTAGAATCTCTTTTTGTTTTTAAATCTTTAATTTGTTTTTGATTTAATTTTTCACCACCATAACCCCCAGTAACTCCCATTTGATCTTGAAGTTGACGACCATATCTTACTATGTCATCACAGATACGTTCAGGAACAACTGATTGAAAATACCAATAATAGTTTGTTAGGTTCATATTTCTTTATGAACTTAATATAACATTTGTTATGAAACTGTCAACGTT